CATGGCACCCACGGCACCCGAGGCGCCAACCGCCGACCAGGCTGCAGTCCAGCAGGACCAGCAACAGGGTGCCGACGAGACTGCGCAGGCCGGCGAGATCCAGGCCCCGGCTACGGCTGGGGCCGCATCTCAAGGAGCCGACATGGCAACGAAACCGAAACCCGCACCCATGGCACCCACGGCACCCGAGGCGCCAACCGCCGACCAGGCTGCAGTCCAGCAGGACCAGCAACAGGGTGCCGACGAGACTGCGCAGGCCGGCGAGATCCAGGCCCCGGCTACGGCTGGGGCCGCAGATGAGCAGCCTGCTGGCGCTGACGTGCAGCAAGACCCCGGCCCGCAGGAACTGGTGCTGGTCGATGTGCGCGTCCTGGCCGCCGTGACCATCGATGGCGCGCGCTTCCAGCCCGACGACGTGATCGAAGGCATGCCCGAGACCATCGCCCAGGCCTACGCCGGCAGCGTGGACCCGCACCCGGATGCCGTGGCCTACGCGCGCTCGGTGGGCTCGCCCGTCAAGCCTTTCCCGGGCCAGGCCCATGCAGAGGATTGACCTCGCGCGGGCCAAGCTGCACCTGCGTGTCGATGGCGACGAGGAGGACGCCCTGATCGAAGGCTGGATCGCTGCTGCGTACCTGGCGATCGAGGGGAAGATCTTCGCCAAGCTCTACGAGGACCAGGCCGGAATCCCCGAGGGGGCCGTCGGTGTGGTCATCGATGAGGCCATCCACTCGGCTGCGCAGCTGATCATCGGGCACCTGTACGCCAACCGCGAGGCCGTGGCCCCGGGCCAGGCCGCTGAGATCCCGATGGGCGCCGACTGGCTGCTGCTGCCCTACATCAACACGGCAGGAGGCTTCTGATGCAGGCCGGCACCCTTCGAGACCGCATCCACATCCAGCGCAAAACGGGCGGCAAAGACGGCTGGGGAACGCCCGAGCCCGAGGCCTGGGAGAACATCTCCACGGGCCGCATCGCCGCCAACGTGCTGCACAAGTCTGGCCTGGGAACGATCAAGGCAGACGCTGAGGTGTCCATCGTCCGCGCGAGCATCCGGATCCGCCGCCGCGCTGGCGTGGACGCCGGCATGCGCGTGCTGTTCGACGGCAACGTCTACGAGCTCAAGGCCGTGCTGCCTGGGCCAACCCGCGAGTACATCGATCTGGTGTGCGAGCTCATCCAAGGCAGGTCCTGAAGGAGGATTGAATGGCAACGCGCACCCTATCCAATCCGGGACGCGATGGCCGCCGCAAGGTGCTGACCGGCGGCAACTCGTTCGGCATGGAGCTCGACCTGAGCGCAGTGAACGACATGCTCAGCGCGTTGGAGTCCGGCGTGGAGGAGGCCATCCGGCCCATGGCCCAGGCCGGCGCTCAGGTGATCTACGAGCGCGTCAAGCTCAACGTCCAGGGCCTGGGCCGTGTGACTGGCAACCTTGACCGCTCCATCTACCAGTACTTCAGCGGCGAGAAGTCGGAGGACGGGAAGAGGGCGGAGTACCACATCAGTTGGAACCACAAGAAGGCGCCCCACGGGCACCTGGTGGAGTTCGGCTACCTGCAGCGCTACCGCTACTACCAGACCAACGACGGCCAGGTGCGGCCCATGGTACGGCCCGGCATGGACGGCCAGCCGCCCCCGCCCCGCCGCGCGAGTCAAGCCCAGAAGGATGCCTACTACGTGACTCTCCCGAGTCCGAAGCAGGTGCCCGGCAAGGCATTTGTGCGCAGCGCGGCCAGCTCGCTTCCGGAGGCGCAGAAGGCCGCCCAGGCTGAGCTGTGGCGCCGGCTGTTTGAACAGGGGGCCTACGGTGGCGCTTGAATCTGACCTCATGGCCGCGCTGCTTGCTGTGTGCCCGCGCGTGCATGTCGGTACGGCGCCCTACGGCACCCAGCAGCCCTACGTGACGTGGCAACACATCGGCGGCGATCCGCTGGAGTGGCTGGACAACACGGTGGCCGACAAGCGCAACGTGCAGATCCAGATCAACACATGGGACAGCACGCCGCTCAAGGCCTTTGCTCTCATGCAGACCATCGAGGCCGCACTGCGTGCAGCGATGCCCCAGCTGATCGCGCGCCCGGTATCCGAGCCCATCGGTGCCTATGGCGACGGCGACGTGACGCCGGGCTACCTGCAGACCTACACCATCTGGGGCGCTCGATAGGCCCCTGACCAGTTCCGCCGCCTGGCGGTTTTCTTGCCCGCTCGGGCGCAACCTCATACCCGCTTCGGCGGGTTTTTTCATTTCCGAAAGGCCCACCATGGCATATACCGTTCCGGACGGCAGCAAGCTGTTCATCTCCACCGTCTACGCCGCGGCCATCGCCGTCACGGCTGTGACCAACGCCAGTCCCGCTGTGGCCAGCGCCGCTGCGCACAGCCTGCCCAACGGCAAGGAGTTCATCTTCACGTCCGGCTGGGATGACGCCAACAACCGCGTTTTTCGCGTCGCCAACACGGCAGCGGGCACCTTCGCCATCGATGGTCTGGACACACTCAACGAGAACCGCTTCACGCCGGGCGGCGGCATCGGTTCGGTGCTGCCCATCACCACCTGGCAGGAAATCCAGCAGGTGCTGAACCCCTCGACCTCGGGCGGCGATGCGCAGTTCGCCGAAGTGGCTCCCTTGGCCAGCATGAACACCTTCCAGATCCCGACCGGCTTCTCGGCCACCAGCATCACCATCCCCATCGGCGATGACCCCAGCCTGCCGGGCTACAAGGCTGTCAAGAAGGCCTCCGAGGACCGCCTGCTGGTCGCGCTGAAGGTGCTCAAGCCCAACGGCAACGTGAACTACTTCTACGGCTACATCGCCCTGAACGAGATTCCCTCGCTCACCAAGGGCCAGGTGGACACCGTGAACGCCGCCATGGCCCCGCAGGGACGCACCACCCGCTACGCCGTCTGATCGGCCCCAGTTGCACCGGCCCGGCTGTTTCGTCTCTCAGCAGAGGCGGGCAGTCGGGCGCGGGCCTTTCTCATCCATCTGCTGAAAGACCATCACCATGACCGCTCCTGCAAAGAAGGCCGACAAGGCTGCTCCGTTCATCCTGGGCAAGCGTCCCGAGACCATTTCCGGCACCATCGAATTCCCTCTGCCGGATGGCACCAGCGCGAAGCTGGAGTGCAAGTTCAAGTACCGCACCCGCAAGGAATTCGGCGTCCTGTGGGACGAGATCGCGGGCGCCACGCTGGCGCTGGCCACGGCCCAGCAGGACACGGCCAAGAAGGAGGGCGAAGAAGCCAAGTTCAGCTTCGCCGGCATGTTCGAGCGCGGCGATGCCGTGAACGCAGACAACGTGCTCAAGTACCTGGCCGCCTGGAACGAGGAGTTCCCCGCACTGAGCAAGGACACGCTGATCGAGCTGTTCGACCAGGCCCCGGCCGCGCCCGCTGCGCTGTGGGATGGCTACCGCCAGCTCTGCACCACGGGCCGCCTGGGAAACTGAAGGCCATAGCTGCTGCTATCTACCGCAAGCCCCCGACAGCCGAGCAGCTCGGCTTCTGGGGCATGACGTACCGGGACTGGGAGGCAGAGCAGCAGCCCGTGGAGATATGGCCCGAGAACTTCCCGGCCTACAAGCTGTGGTGCAAGGTCGGCAGCCAGTGGCGCTACACCATGAGCGGCCCGGCATCGCTCGACTACATCCCGCTGCAGCACGAACTGGACCGCATGGGTCTGAGCGAAGAGGACTATGACGCGCTGTTCAGCGACATCCGCGTGATGGAGTCCGAGGCTCTGGCAGCCATGCGGGAGGAGTAAATAATGCTTCGCGTGCTCTGGAGCTTCGTGGGGCGTAATAGGGAGCTACACGTAGCCATGAAGGGTGTTATCGAGATGAAATAACAGCGGTTCTGATACCATGAAGCCCTAAACGTAGGAGTGCGTATGTCTGTACTTGTAAAAGCAAACAGCACACGTGCACACGCCTTCAAGCGCGGGTTCTGGAAGGGACTTGGCGCTCCGGTTGTGCTTTTTGGCACGTTCGACTTGGAAGGCGATGGGCGCGAGGAGCTGGCCCCGAAGCCTTTGCCCAAGCGGGCTCGGGGCTCTATTGCCGAAGACTGGAAGGCCGTTGGTCGCGAGATCTCTGGGGCCATCAAAATTGGGTAGAGCTTCTCGGAGCAAGAATGTAGCCAGGGCGCCTGCCGCTTCTGTCATGGCGGGGGTTACGACCACTGTATCGCGGCAAGTGACAGCGCACTCGGGCCCGCTCCCGGCGCCTGAGACGCTTGAGGGCTACGAGGAAATTTTGCCTGGCGCGGCCGAGCGCATCCTCCGCATGGCTGAGAAGCAGCAAGATGGCCGCCTTGCTCTTGAGGCGCGTCAACTTGATGCTGATATTGACCATCGCGATGAGATGGCAAGGATCCAGCGTCGAGTGCATACCGGCGCGTTCATCAGCGACTACCTTGGTCAGGCGCTTGGGTTCGCGGTGGCGGTAGGGTCTCTGGGGTTGGCTGCCTATGCAGGAATTTGGAAGGACAACCTTCCTCTTGCAGCACTTTTCCTTGGCGTCCCGGTAGTCGGCATGATCCAAGCATTGCGCGGCATGGCGTCGGGGAAGAAAGAAGAGAAGAAGTCGCCGGGTTGATCGCTGCTGGTAAAAAAAGAGAACCGCCCTTGAGGCGGTTTTTCTTTGGGCGCTTGTTGAGGAAGGGCTGCCAGTAGGGCAACTGCACTGCCAGGTGCTGGCGGTGAACTTCGGAGGATCCCCGATTTGATCGGGGATCCCTTACGTGGCCTTATTACTGCGCGCGGCCCTTGCCCTCCGGGCCCCACCCTCGCGCTACAAGTCCCTCTACGATGCCCTCGACGAAGGCATTGATTTCTTCTGGGGTTCCCGGCAGCCGGTCCTTGGGGTGCATGAAGCTCTCTTCCAAGCGTGATGCAACCTCCGCGCTAAGAGACCGCTTGTTGTTGGTCGCCGCCTCTACCAGCCTCTCCTTGAGGTCAGCGGGGAGGCGGAGGTTGGTTTGGACGTCTTCAGATGGCATGTTGCGGATTATCCAAGCAAAGTGCTTGCGTGCAACCAAGCAGACTGCTACATTGAAGACTCCAAGCAGAGTGCTACATGAAAGGAAAGCCATGGCACACATAGACCCACAGACGAACGTTCGTCTTCCTGCAGAGCTAAAGGATTGGCTCAAAGCCCGGGCAGTTGCTTCCCGCCGAAGCCTCACGGCAGAAGTGATCCTCCTGCTGGAGAACGTTAAGCGCAAAGAAGTGCAGCAACAAGGGGCAGCAGTATGAACAACCTCATGGCTCTCAACGGCGGCGAGCCGATCACCATGACCAGCCTTGAGCTGGTGGACTTCATCAACAGCCAACGCAAGGAAGGCGAGGCAGAGTTGCGCCACGACCACTTCATGGCAAAGGTGCCGAAGGTGCTGGGGGATGAGGGTGTCCCAAATTTTCGGGACACCTACATTCACCCCCAAAACGGTCAGACCTACCAGTGCTTCCGCTTCCCCAAGCGCGAGGCCTGTCTGATGGCCATGAGCTACAGCTACGAGCTGCAAGCCAAGGTCTTTGACCGCATGACGGATTTGGAGGCAAAGCAGGCGCAGCCGGCGATTCCCAAGAACTACGCAGATGCGCTGCGCCTTGCCGCCGAGACCGTGGAGCGCAATGAGAAGCTGGCGCTGGAAAACAAGGCTCAGGCTCAGGCCCTGGCGGTTGCGCAGCCCAAGGCCGAGGCGCTGGACCTGATTGCAGCTGGAGAGAAGTCCGTAACCATCCGCGAGGCGGCCAAGCTGCTGGGCGTCAAGGAGAACCGCCTGACGTCATGGTTGCACGAGCACGATTGGACGTATCGCCTGAACGGCCGTTGGGTCGCCAAGCAGCCGCACATCCAGGCTGGCCGCCTCATCTACAAGGAGGCTCGCTACACCGACGAGAAAACCGGGCACGAGGTGTACGCCCCGTATTGCCACATCACTCCGAAGGGGCTGGCCAAGCTGGCGCAGGAGTTCTCCAAGGAGCAGATGGCGGTGGCCGCGTGACGGCTCAAAAGGAAAGAGCCCTGGCGACTGGAACTCGCAAGGGCTCTTGGGTGAATCAATCGTGCGACCAAAGGATTCGACATGGAAATTATCACAACAACGGCTGACGCGCAACGTGTCTCGCAAACGCATTGCCCTCTCGGGTTGGTGGCGCTGGCCAAGGCTGGTGTGAGGATGTGGTTCAGCGCTGCGGAGGGTATCTACTACCGTGGCACACGCGACGCGATGGTGCAGGCTGGCGTGCTCGGCGCTGAGCAGCTCCCTGGCGTGAGCTTCGTCAGCAGCAAGCGCTTCCAGAACGACCGTGGCCAGGCAATGAAGGTGACGGCGCGAGGTAAGCGCGAGGTGGAGGTCTTCGTGCGGCTGGCGGCGTCGCGATCCCGCAGGGAGATCGATGTTGACCTGGACGACTATGACTATGGGCGGTGCCTCAACGTTGCGGCTGAACTGATGTTGAGGGTAGCCGGCGCGGCCTGATTGAGGGGCGCTCAAGCTCGTTTGATACCATCCCCTCCAGTTTTACCTACTGGAGGGGATATGGCGCTTATCGCATGCACAGAATGCGGGAAGGAAATCAGTGATAAGGCGGCTGCATGTCCTGGGTGTGGCGCTCCTGTCCAGACGTTGATTGCAACGCCTGATGTGGGGGCATGCCCTGCGTGCGGCAGTTCGGTGAGCATGAGTGCGGGAAGCTGCCAAAAATGCAAGGCGATTTTTTCTGACGATGGATGGAAGCCGGTGGCTGGCGCAGGCTCAATTGACCCTCTCGCAAATATTCCCGCAGGGAATACAGGGATAGAAAAGGAGAAGTCCAGCGTCTGGAAGTGGTTGGTTGGCGTCCCTGTGGGTGGCTTTATTCTGATGATGATTGTGGGATCTTGCGCTGGCAATTCACCTGAAGGCAAAGAGCGTCAAACATCCCGTGATGCAATCAGCTATTGCTGGGAGCAGCAGTCCAAAAAATCACTTGATCCAAGCGCCGCCAGGTTCGCGGCAAGCGCATGCGAGAAGATGGAGAGTGATTACCGAGCCAAATGGGGTCGTAATCCGTAGAGATCAATTTGATAAGTAAGCCCGCTTCGGCGGGTTTTCTATTTCAGGCTCGCCTTTGGCGGGCCTTTTTTATGGGCGGATCTATGACGCAAGAAGGACCCAAGGCCGTAGTCAGCGTTGTCGCTGAAGACAACACAAAAGAGGGACTGGATCAGGTCAAGCGCGGCATCCAGGAAACCGCTCAGACCGTAATCAAGGCCGGGCAGGAGGCAGGCAAGGGCATTTCCAAGATGGGCGAGGGTGCCGACCGGACCGCTCGAAAACTGGAGTCCTTTGAGAAATCCTGGGTCAACAGCGTGCAGCGTGCACTGGTCGCAGCTGAGGCCGGGGAGAAAGGTACCGCCAAGTATTTCGAAGCCTGGGGCAAGTATCGCGGCATCGGCGGCGACGTCATGGAGCCGATCCTTGCCCAATTGCGCGCGGTCGAGGCCGCCCAAGCCGCCGCCGCTGGCGCGGCCACAAAGGGTCTGGGCACCATGGGGGTGTCCGCCGCTCAAACCGCCGCCGCGCTGCGCCAAGTGCCGGCTCAGTTCACAGACATCGTGGTCAGCCTCCAGGCGGGCCAGGCGCCCCTTACTGTGCTGCTGCAACAGGGTGGCCAGCTCAAAGATATGTTCGGCGGCACTGGCGCGGCTGCCAAAGCCCTTGGCGGATACGTCATGGGGCTGGTGAGCCCGCTCACGCTGGTTGCTGCCGCTGGCGCTGCGACGGCTGTGGCGTTCCATCAGGGGGCTCAGGAGAACGAGGCATTCGTGCGCTCCATTGCCCTCACCGGCAATGCCTCGGGCGTCACCACAAGCCAGCTGCGTGAGTACGCGCGGCAGATCGATTCTGTGGTGGGGACTCAGGCCCAGGCTGCGTCTGGCCTGGCTGATTTCGTCGCGGCTGGTGTGCGTGGTGGCGACGAATTGCGCCGCTACACCCAGACCGCCATCGAGTGGGAGAAGCTCACTGGCCAGGCTGTCAGCAAGACGGCTGACCAGTTCGCCAGCCTGCAGAAGGATCCGTTGGCCGCCGTCATCAAGCTCAACGAGGGAACCAACTTCCTGACGGTATCCGTGTACGAGCAGATCAAGGCCCTGGATGACCAGGGCCGCAAGGCTGACGCATCGAAGGTAGCCATGGACGCGCTAGACGGCGCCATGCGCGAGCGCGGCAACACCATCAAGGACTCCCTGGGGTACATCGAGCGTGGATGGAATGCCATCAAAAGCGCAGCGTCTGGAGCTTGGGATGCGATGCTCAACGTTGGCCGCGCATCAACCCCCGTAGACACGCTGGCTGCGGTGCGGAAGCAAATCGCTGATCTTGAGAAGCGCTCCTCAGGCGGGTTTGGCGATACGGGTGGCGGGGCGGCGACTGGCAGGCCTAGTCAGGAAGCTGTCGAAAGAATCAAGGCGCAAGTTGCGGCTTTGAAGCAGCAAGAAACGCAGCTGCTTGCGACCATCGATGCCGAAAAGAAAAATGCTGCCGCGAAGGAGGAGTCGAGCCGCGTAATGCAGGCGCGGCAGGAATTTGACAAGACATACGCCAAGGCGCTGGATAAAGAGGCGACTCTTGAAGAGAAGCTCACCAAAGCCAGGAACGAGGCAGCGGCAGCTGGGAAAAGCGAAGCTGACATCAAGACGGTCTTGGCCTGGGTAACCGAAGAGCACAACAAAGCCAACAAGGGCAGTGCTGCTGCCGCGCGCGAGGCGAAAAAGGAGCTTGCAGATCAGGCCAAGGTTTATGCAGAACTGGCTGGATTGAGCGGCACTTATTACGAGGAACTGGCGCGTGGTCAGAAGGAATTCGAGAAGGGCAACATCACCCAGGCTCAATACGTCAAGTACGTCGAGGACCTGATCAAGAAGCAGCCTTTCGCCATCGCCCTGGCCAAGGAAGAGGAGAAGGCCCGCCGCGACCTGCAGAAGGCCATCGAGGACGACATAAAGCAGGCCGACCGCCTGGCCGACAAGCGCCAAGCCGCGATCAAGTCTGCTGAAGATGCCGTGCGCAAGGCGCGCCAGGAAGAGGAGGCGCATGCCCTGGCTGCTGCAGCCAACATCACGCTGGCCGAGGCCGTGGAGCGCCTGACGATTGCGCGCCTGGAAGATCAGTTGCAGATGGCCCGCATGGGCACGGAGTCTCAGGCCACCATTGATGCGCTGGAGCGTGAGCTGGCCGCGCGCAAGGAACTGCTGGGCGTGCTGCAGCAGAAGGGCTTCCGCGAGGGCAACAAGAAGGCTGCGGACGAAGCGGCGAAGGATTGGGACAAGACCGCCCAGACCATCAGCCGGACCTTGAGCGACTACATCATGGGCGGCGGGAAAAATGCAGCTCAGTACCTGAAGCGGCTGTTTGCCACGCTCGTGCTGGAGCCCATCGTGCAATACGGTGTGAGCGCCATCATGGGTGTGGGCGGGAAGGGCGGTGGGGCTGGAGGCGCTGGAAATTTCGCGCTCAACAACGCCGGTTTGTTTGGTGCCGGCGCTCAGGCCTTGTGGGGCATGTCTGCCGGCGCGAGTACCGCCAGCCTGTTCGGGGCCAACGCTGTCGGGATGATGGGCGGCGATGCCCTGGGCGCCCTTATCGCAGGTAATGGCGCATGGGCCGGTGTAAGTGCCGGTGCGGGCGCTGGGGCTGCCGGTGCGGCTGGCACGGGCGCAATGGGCATGCTGAGCGCGATCCCCGTCTGGGGCTGGGCGCTGGCTGCCGTTGCTGCCCTGGCGCTGGGTGGGGCGTTCTCTTCGCGTGGACCAAACCACTCGGGTGGAGTGGCATCGACTGCGACCACAGACCGGGACGAGGCAGTAAAGCAAGTTCTCGGTACGGATGCCTGGGGTAACACGCTGGGCGACTTCACAAAGCGGGGGAATGCGGAACTCGACAAGCAGCTTCAGGGCACGGTCAACGGCATGCTCGACATGTACAAAGCCCTGGCGAAGTTCGGCAACGGGACGATCAAGGATCTGGACATTGCGGCCGGATTCAGCGTCAACCCGAAGCACGGCGACGAAGGAGCCATGGGCTTCTTCCAGTTGATCGACAAATCGACGGGCGAGATCCTGAAGAAATACAAGGATCGAGACCTTGATACCGATCCGCAGAAAGCATGGGCCAAGTTCGTCGGGGACATGGGTGGCGCGCTGATTGAGGAGGTCAAGAAGGGCGATATCCCCGGCTGGATGCGCGCGGAGCTGGATGCCGTCGGTGAGAACGTTACGGTCGAGGGCCTCAACCAGGCGCTGCTCAGGATCGCTGCCATCGATACAGCGTTCAAGGGCTGGGCCAATACGCTTGTGGGCTTCTCGGATCTCACAGCAAAGGCGCAAACCGAGTTGCTCAAGCTGAGCGGCGGGCTGGAGGTTCTGGCGGGAAACATCAATGCGTTCTACGCCGGCTTCTACAGCGAAGCCGAGCGCGCCGAGATCCTGCAGCGTCAGGTGCGCGAGCAGCTCAAGGGCCTGGGCGTGGACATTGACCCCGCCGGCGGCGAGGCCGCGAAAAAAGCCTTCAGGAAGCTCATCGAAGACGCGCTCGCATCGGGCAATGCCGAGCTCGCTGCCAAGCTGCTCGCGCTCGCGCAGCTGTTCGGCGTGGCTGCGGACGCGGCTCAGAAGGCTGCGGAAACTGCGGCGGATGCGGCGAAGACGGCAGCTGACGAAGCGGCGCACGCGCTGGAGGAGGCCAAGCAGAAGGCCAAGGACACGGCTGTCGCGAACTTCGAGGCGGCGGTGGCCCGTGAGCAGGAGTACTGGCAGCGGATCGTGACGGACTCGCAGGCCGCAGTGCAGGCGATATCCAGCATCCTGACGCCGCTGAAGCAGAACGCGAAGGAGCTCTTCGGGAGCATCGACGCTGCCCAGCAGATGCAGGCCGCAGCGGGCATGGTGTACATCGAGCAGGCTCTCGCGGGCGTGCGCGGCGGCGCCAAGCTCTCCAGCTTCGACGGTCTTACAGACGCGATCAGCGCGGCGCGCGGCGGCGTCACATCGGGCCGCTACGCATCGCAGTTTGAAAGGGACCGCGACGCCCTGGTGCTTGCCAACCAGCTCAGCCAGATCGCTGGATACGGCGATTTGCAGCTCAGCGTGGAGGAAAGGCAGCTCAAGAACTCGCAAGAGCAATTGACGCGCCTGGACAAGACGCTCAGCTACTGGCGCGACCAGTTGGACGACAACAAGGCTCAGATCGATGCCACGTTGAGCGTCGAGCAAGCGATTGAGGCTCTCAAGAAGCTGATGTTCCCGGACAAACCTGGGGGTACTGGCAGCGAGACAGGCAAAGGGCCTTACACGGGCGCCGACCTTGGCGGTGGCGGTACTGGCCCTGGCGCCACGCCTCCAGATGCCAAGTACAAGCGACCAGCTCCTGATGGCTCCGGGGGGGTGATCTACAACCCGGTCATTGACGCGGCCGAGATCGCAAAGCTGGATGGACTCTCCGGCCTGTACCACTCGTTCGACGGCACCGGCAACCTGCGCGGGCTTCTCGATGCGATCAAAGCAGCGGGCGGCACGCTGTCGGATCTCTCTGCGTTGTCAGGGCTCTACGAGTCCGACTGGCGCCGGGCGGCTGAGAGCGTGGGTATCCCAGCTTTTGCCGTCGGCACGAACTACGTGCCGCGCGACATGCTGGCCCAGATCCACGAGGGCGAGGCCATCGTGCCCAAGGCGTTCAACCCGTGGGCTGGCGGCTCATCGGGAGCCAACACCAATGAACGGCTTGAGGCGCTGGTCTCGCAACTGGTCGCTGACAACCGTGCTCAGGCAGGCCAGATCGTGCGTCTGCAGGGGCAGATCGCGAAGCTGCTGCAGCGTTGGGATGGCGACGGGCTGCCAGGACAGAGAAAAGAAGAGGTGACCACATGAACCAGTTGAGCGTCGTGAAGCCGCTCGTTGTCACGCCCGTGATGCTTGTGAGCACGGATGTGCCCGAGGCCGACTATCCGGAGTGGGCCTCGGGCACGACCTATGCGAAGGGTGCCCGCGTGATCGTGGCCGCGCAGCACAAGGTCTACCAGAGCACTGCAGACGCCAACACGGGCAACAACCCCGCGATTCCGGTAGCTGAGCCGAAGTGGCTTGAAGTCGGCCCGACCAACCGCTGGAAGGTGTTCGATTCATCGAACTCCACCCAGACGGCGCAGGCCAACAAGATCACGTACCGGTTGCGTCCTGGCCAGTCCATTCCTGCCCTGGGCGTGCTCAACATCCGGGCCGGCGTTGAGATCAAGGTCACCGTGTTTGACCCCGGCGGGGTGCAGATCACTCAGCGGGTCATCCGGCTGGCGCGCTATCCGGTGTCGCCATCTTGGTGGGTCTGGAACTTCGGAGAGAAGCGCGCGCCTACGCAGGCGCTCATCACCGATCTGCCGTCCTATCCGACGGGGGAAATCCTCATCGAGATCACAGGGACGGCCCAGCTCGCGGTGGGCGTGATCCTGCTTGGCAACGTCCGCCGCTTCGCGCTCGGGGTCAAGGCTGGCGCGCGCGTGGGCATCCAGGACTACTCGCGCAAAGAGCGTACGGAGTTCGGCGACACGGTGCTGGTTGAGCGGGCCTTTGCGAAGCGGGCTTCTCTGCAGCTGCTGCTCACGGCATCTGAAGTGGATGCGCTCAACGACTTCATGGCCGAAGTGCGCGCGACAGCTTGCCTCTGGATCGGCTCCAGCCGCTACGAATCGACCACGGTCTACGGGTTCTACAAGAGCTTCGAGATCGCAATTACCTACTACGACTACTCCGACTGCGAGTTGGAGCTTGAGGGCCTGACATGACCGACATCATTGCACC